TTCTTACAAGAAGTTAAAGTTTTTCCACATATATCTATTCTTTTCCAATACTTATTATATACTCTAGGATCTTTTCCGCTATTTGTAAATAAAGCCTCCCAAACTCTCGTATGAGTATGCCCATTTACAGTATCTGTTGTGAAAACTTTATTTGTAGCACTGTAGGTAGTACTATTGCTCCAGACATTAATTGCTGCTGTTTGATTTAAATCACGACTAATTAAAGTATCATCACTTTTAAAATATAAACCTTTTCCATTAGGCTCTTCAAAAGGCTGGTTATTCAAAGGCCACGTGCACCCGCCTCCTAGACCTAGTTGAACTCCTTGATATTGCCAAGGGCAGTATTTTCCTATTACTACTCTATGCGGTAATACTGTATTTTCTATGTCAAAGGGAGAGGCTAATTCAAAGGCTACAACTAAATTAGTCTCTGATGCAATTCTATCTATATAATAAATTTGCTTGGGAAACGCTGGGGAGGTTGCACTATTATTATCAGTATTTGATTTTAAAGTTCTATGATAAATTACTTTTGTACCAATAAAATCGTCATTTGAATCAAAGTTTAAAACTTCTTTAATATCATTTAATAGTTCTTCATTACTATCTAAACTTTTTGTTAATGAAGGAATATTTGCAACTGTTAAAGTAGGTCGAGGAGCAGCACCTGTTGCGGTCATTTCAATACCGTCAATCTGAATAGGTATAGCAAAATAATCGTTTTGACGAAACTCTATTTTGTCTACTCCATCGTCTAGTCCATTAAATAAATAATAAGATGAAGCAGCTCCTGGAGGTGCTACTTCAAATAACTCAACAAGGCTATCATTAATTTCTGTATCTTGTACTGTTTCAATTAAGTCTGTCATTTCTACGGCTCATAAACTCTTGTGAAGGTTGTTGTTAGACTATGATTTAAGGTATTAGTATACTGGGTACTATACTCTTTACAAACTACTTTTATTGCGCTTTCAGAAAGGGCACCACTAGTAAAAGTATCAGTAATGTTTAATACAAAATGTAATCCTGCTTTGCTATCAAAGTAAGCCGCAATGAGATTTATTTCTTCAGCACTACGGTTATTGAAAGAAATACTAAAACTTTCTATTTTAGTATTTATTCCATCACGAACTCTTTGCGAGTACCCGTCTCCAAATTGAGCAGTTAGTATTCTATGCTTAGTAGTTTTAGATAAACCTCTATCTGCTACTGCTTTAAAATCTGTGCTACCAGAAGTATTTTTTAAAGTATTTACATCTGCTGCGGGAATTGTAAAGCTAAAGTCGGCCATTAAGCTGCTCCAAAGGGACTAAGTATCCCACCATTTCTTCTTTGATTCATAAGCTCTTGTTGTACTGCTGCTGCTATTACTTTTCCAAGATCCGCTCCTTGTGTACCATCTGACTGTTCCGTTCGAGAAGCTTGGCCATCATTGTCAATACTTACATTTACAGTAACATTATTTTGTTGTCCCATACCATTCATACTTACAGGAATTGATTTACCGTCAGGAAGCGGTACAATTGCTTCATTATGTCGACCCTCTCCTACAAGACCAACAGTAGGTTGAGTTGCAATTCCACCCTTGGCATATGCTGCAGAACGAAAGCCACCTTTTGCGATTCCACCGTTTGCGAAAAATAATGTTGCAAGCGTTCCAAAAATACCTCCGGCACCTCCGCCGCCCATGCCTCCGAAAAGAGTCCCTAAAAGGTCTGGTAAACTACTAAAAAGACCTCCTAGATCTTTTGTTAATGTACTAAAAATAGAACCAAAGTCAGTTCCCAAGTCTACAAAAAGGTTGCCAAGATTTTCCAAGAAAGGAGCATCATTGCCCCCAAAAAGACCCTTCATATTATCTGTAAAACTTGTAAAAAGTCTCGTAAGCCCGCTTGCGCCGCCCTCACTAGAGGCGACAACTTCCTCTAAAACTCCTGCACCTGTAGCAGGCATTGAAGAAGGGTCACTTCGTCGAGCCGCAGAATCATCTCTACCTGCTTTTTTACCTATTAAATTGCCGAAAAGAGTAGCAAAAGGCCCCTGCTCATTAGTTCCAGTAGTAGTTCCAGAGGAGTTCTTTACTTCTTGTACAAGATTTGTAGGGGTTGGAACTTTTCCAGGTACAGTTGTAGCAAGACCTTCTTGATGCCCTTCTTTTATTTTTTGTTTAACTACTTCGGCTCCTTCCATGTGAGCTTGTCGAATTTTGTCTTCAGGAGTTCCAAAAAGAGCTCCAGTAATTTTTTCAGTTATCTGTTTTGCAAGGGTATCTGCAACAGCGGATAGAGTTGCTTTTGCAATTTTTAACATTGCATCTTTTATACTGCTTTCATCACCTTTAATAAGTTCTGCAATACCTCCTTGAGTTGCTCCTTCAAATGCAGCTTTTGCCGAATTTGAAAGTTCAAGGAATGCATCACTTTGCTGACGTACTGTTTCAAGCTGCTCTCGAAGCAGTCCAAGCTGCAAATCAAGTTGTTTAGCCCTAGAGCTATCCTGGGCTATCTCTTCTTCTGTTAAAAGGGCTCTCTCCCCTTGAATTTTTCCAATTTGATCTAGTATATTTCTTTGTTTAAACTCGTTATCTAATAAGCCTTTTTGAAGAGGAGTTAGGTTCCTCATACTTTTTTCTTTTAAAATTAGAGTTTTTGTTTGCTGAAGAAGTACAGAATTTTCTATCGCTAAGAGTCTATTATTTTTTTCTTGCAGTTCTTCAAGGACCTCTCTAACTGTTATCTTTTCTCTTTCCTCTTGAGTCATTCCTTTAAGTATTCGAAGTACTGCTTCTCCTCCTTCTGTATCTTGAAATACTTTTAAGAAAGATTCGTCTTGATTGCCATCTGCCATAGCTCCAGTAACAGAATCTAGAGCATTTTTTGTAATATCCATACTTCTTGAAAATTCTGTATTTGTCTGAACTAAAGAACTAGTAAAATCTGCATATTCTTCTCCTATTTGCTTCAAGGATTTAAATGCTGCTCCTTGATCCACAAGGGCCGTGTTACTTGTTTTTAGTAGAGCGGGTAGTTTAATGACAAATTCTAGTAAATTTTCTGCATTAGTTTTAAAATCTTCCGAAGTTAAATTGCCCGTGCCTGCTCTAGCAGATTTTATTGCATTTTGAAAAGCTAGAACTCTAGTACTTAATTGATTATAAGCGGTATCCAGTTCGGTGGTATCTTTCCCTGCTCGTTGTAAAATGTCTCGCTGTAACTCTATACTTGTTTTTAACTCGGCTAAACTTCCTACAAATTCTTGAATATTAGTATTAGAGAAATCTAGTTTAGAAAGCCCTAAAACTCCGGAAGAATCTTCTTTTAAACCCTCTAATGAAAGAGATAATTTTTCAAAAGGGCTAAAGTTTAAGTTAGAAATTGTATTAGCTAAATCAACTATATTCTCTTGAACAGTGCCGCTTTTATTTATAAGACCGTTCAAAATTTCTGAAACAGCTTCATTTTGCTCTGCGGCCGCTTCTCTAACTGCTTTGGTTAGTTCGAGGGCTTTAAGAAGAGCAGGGTCTTTTAATTTCTCTAAAAGTTCCTTAATAATTCCTAAAGCAGTAAATAATAAACCAATTAAGCCAGCGGCTCCAATAATTTTACTTGCTACTCTTCCTAACTGATTTGTTAAAGCAGTCATTGTTCCCATAACTTTGCCATGAGTAGCTTGTAGACTAAACATCTCAGCCTTAGCACTAGCTACATATCTTTTAAAACCTGAAGTATTTTGTGCAATCATTGCTTCATGATTGGCTTTAATAATTGCAACATCTCGAGTAACAGCTTGTCGAGTAGTCTTACTATAATCTATTACTTTTGAGTTAGCAGCAGTAGTTGTTCTTTCGAGGGCTGCAATTTCTCTTCCACCAATATCCCCGGAAGCTATGTTTTTTCCTAAAGTAGAACGCTCCTCAGGAAGAGCCGCTTGTATTCTTTTTGTTGCAGCATCTGCCGCCTCGCCAATATCTGCGAGCGCAGGAGCAACCGGCACAATTGCTTTTAAAACTCCCTGACCAAGTAGAGTAAAAGCTCCTGCAAGAGCGAGTACATTATTTGACAATGCTCCTGCAAAAAACTCTGCAATAGGGTTTAATGCCCCTTTTATATTTTTTAAAAGATCATTAAATGCTTTTCCAAGTTTTGCTACTTTATTTACTTGACCCCCAAGATCATCAAATTTTTGATTGCCTTGTTCAAGGATTTCATTTACTACTGCTTGGGTTCTTTGATATGCAGTAAGATCTTTTGCATTTTTATTAAGTGCTGTCCCGTACTTCTCTGTTGCAGTTTCCAAACGAAGAATAATACCTAATTCGTCTAAAAGTTCTGGTTCAGCTTTTGTAGCACCACGAACAAGACGATCAAAAGAGTCACTTAAATCTCTACCAAGAGCTAAAGAGGCATTTTTAGCCACTTTTGCAAGCCCTGTTAGCTGTTCACTATTTAATCCAGAAGCAGTACCAATTGATACTGCTTGAGCAGCCTCTTGAAATGTAAGTACACCATCAGTGGCTTCCTGAATACGAGAAGTTAAAAGAGAAAGAGAAGTACCTGTAGATTTTGCAAAGTTTTCTTGGCTTTCTTGTACAACTCTTAAATCCGCAGCAGACTTAAAAAAGCTAAACGCAGCTGTTACCGCAAATATATTAGCGGCAAGAGTCGCATAAGCAGGTACAAGACCTCCAGAGATGCCCTGAGCCATTTTTGAAAAGTTTTTGGTTCCATTTGCAGAGGTTTGTGCGGCACCTTTGAGATTTCGATCAGCGGTACGGGCAGATTTTCCCGTGGTATCTAATGCGGCCCCTAGCTTATTAGCTTCGACGGCTATACGTTTTGTAGTGCCTTTATCATCTATAACTACGTCAATAAAAACTTTATTGTTTGCCATTAGCCGCGCACGTTATGGGTGTACTTATTTCCACCTCCTGCAGACTTTGCTTTTCGCTCTTCTGCTTTACGTTTTTTCTCTGATTCTTCTGCTTTATATGAGACTATAACATTTTCATATAATTTCATAAAAAATAACGTTTCTTTTTTATTTTCTATTTCATATAATTCGAAAAGTTGATTACATTGCGTCCAATCTTTTCCTAAATATGTGCCTGACATTCCATCCCAGTTGTCTGACAAAAAGCTGAATATAAAAAATGCCACTTGAACCTCCTCGGGAAAATCCGAAGAATCGAGCGGCATTTTTGCTGGGTCTGGTTCTTGTCCTAATTGCTCACAGATAAGTAAGTATTTATCTACATCAATCTGCGAACTATCTTTTACAAAGCGTTCAAGTAATCTTTTTACTTCAATTACTTGTTGCTGGTAAAATTTTCGAGGTCACCTACTGTTTCCGTTACCCAAGTATCAAAATCATTTGCATTCTTCATAAGAAGCTCTGCATTTTCTTGAGTAAATGGCAATGTACCTTCAGGATCAAGTTCAGAAATATCAACCAAAAGAAGCTCTTCTAAGTATCGAAGTTTCAGCCCTTTCCATCCTTTAATTACTGCCTTACAGTACTCAGTAAGAAACTTTTCTTCATTCAGCTCTTCTTCTGGCTGACGAGTCTTCTTACTAAACTTTGTAGTAATACACTTCTTACGAAGTTTTAACAACTCTTCTCGGGCTAGATAGCACAGATCTACTGTCATATCCGCACAGCCTGGAAAATCAAGTGTTACAGTTTTACTAGGAGTCATTAGACTCGCGAGAGAAATAGGTGTTTCTTTTTCAGTCATGCTTTTTTATCCTTTTAAAGTTGTTGTTCATTTGTACCACATATTATATCGAAGGCAAGGAAAAATGTCAAGAAATATTTTTACCACCTTAAAAGAAAAAACCCGCCGAAGCGGGTTTCAGTCAATTTTATTATAGTTATTAAGCAGAGACTCCAAACACAGTCATATTAAACTCGTCTACAGTATCAAAGTCATTGGTATATGCACCAAAGTTTGTCTCAAGTGAGATAATATCTTCAATATTGTGAGAAGGTACGTCAATGTGAACTTGTGGGAAGTTAAAATTAACACGCGGAGTAGAAGCTGTAGTACCACCAACTTTAAATGTAACATTAAAGTCGTTTACAACTTTTGTTAGACCTTTGGTTGGATTTACAAGATCCGCAAAGAAGTCTGCAGAAGCTCCGGTGTTTGAACCATCCGCTCCAGTATCATCAAATACTAGATAGCAAGTAAAATTACCTCCAATTGCTCGTGAGCCCGTTACACCCTCGATTGGCTTATTAATTGTACCAATTTCTTCCGGCACAAGGTAAGTTACATTGTTAGAAATTGTAAGATTACCTCCAGTCAGGGTAAAAGTATAAATACCAGTATCTACGACACCAGAATCAGCAGTGTGAGTGCCCGTGCCCGCAAGGGCGGTACCTCCATCAGTAGTTGAAGCTGTAAAGGTTGTAGTGCTGGGCGCAGTCTTAACAAATAGTGTAGTATTCCAAGCACTAGCATTTGAAAGCCCTGCAACACTAGATAGCTTAATTTTGTCGCCAACTGATAGACCATGAGCAGTTCCTGTTGTTACAACTCCTGTAGCCGCAGTGGTAATATCGGTAATAGCAACTCGCTTACCCTCCATTACATCGGGGTTTTGACCACGAACTTCAAGTTGAGTCAAACGATTTCGAATAAAGTTAGAGGTAGAAGTTACGCCTGTTGTATAAGCAGCTTTACGAGTGCTCGCTGCAGTAGCTATACCAAACGCCAAGTCATTGTTCGAATCAAGATAGACATCTCCTGTAGTTGCACTAGAGATAGTAGTTCCTGCTTGAACATTTACTTGACCAGCACTCTTCATATCTGTTACTTCTTTTGCAGAACCTGACCAGTTAGCAGTTGCGATTCCATCAATATCAAAATCAACAGAACATTCGTTTACAATTGCGTTTGATAATTTGTATACCATAGGCTCTGCAGCATCTGTCTCGAATACAAAGTATAGAGTAATTTTAGGAAGCGTAGAACGATTTGATTCTTTAAAGTTCATGCCCCCTGTAGATACATCAAAAACACGAGCGTTTGAGTCACCTACTTTATCTCCAGAGTTGCGATCATAATCTGAACTTTCAGTACCTGGTGAAGATCCATGAAGATCCGCACCTGCCATTGCTGCCCAGAGAACTTCGTCTACAAGGTGATGGTTACTACCTTTAAGAGTGGGTCGAATATAAGTACTAAAAGACCATTCCGCAGGAGCCAAAGAGTCTGTAAAAAGACGTCGGCCCCGACGGCTGATACCTGCAGTACTTTCCATTTCGTTCAAACCAATTTCGGTTTGATTAGTAGCCTGAGAAAAACTGAAGCCGTCAAGAACTGGCACTTCCCAAACTCCTTGATGAACGCCAGCATTACTTGTTAGTTCGACATACAGTTTTGTATCGCGACTAAAATAAAGTTTATCTGCCATAGATTATCTCCTATGTCTTGAAAAGGCCTGGACGTGAACGTTTGTTCGTGCCAG